GATACCCCCTAGCTACTGCTTCACTTGCAACTTGTCCGTCCACTAATTTTTGTCCCTCTACAGTTGCACCAACAGGCATTATCGATACAGGAAAATCAACTCCCATCTTTCTTAATATATTTACCTTATCGTCTATCTCATCCCAAGCATCAGGTCGACCATTACAAACAAACTTTAACATACCATGTGGTGAAGCAGCTTGATACGTCTTAATAATTTCAGGCTTAAATGCTTTAGTAGAATGTTCTCCAGCAACTGTCCATAGTTTTGGTGATACGGACCAATGTACCTTAGTTGCCATCGTGGCAGTAGACTTTGATGAGCTGTGGTATATCTGACTTGCAAAGTCTGGCAACAGTGGCTGTGTACCATTAGTTTCAAAAGTTATACTTTGTGGAAAATTTGCATCTTCTAACATATGTTGAATAATTTGTAATGTACACTCTTGTGCATGAACCATTAATGGCTCACCGCCTGTTATATGTAGATGCTGCCAGTAAGCTCCGTGATTAGGATGCATGAATAACCCAAGTGGATTATGTTTGTTCTTCATACAATCATATATTCTATTAGTAATCTCTCTTGGTGTAGCCCTATGAGCAAACCTTTTATATTTCTTAGCCCAAGAATAACTACTATCACAACCAAACTCAAACACAGGAAGGTCTTCTAATTTCTGATAATTATTAACATCCAAATCTTCATATGGTAGTTGATACGTGTCAGGATTAGTAGGATCTATTTGCCCAAACCCATTACATTGTAGATTACATAAGAAATACCTTAACCAAGGACCAGGAACACCAGTATACATTCCTTCGCCTTGAGCAGAATGAAATATTTCACTGTAATAATATCGTTTATCCATTATGTTTCAACTTTTTAGATGCTTTCTTCTGTGCCATTCGTAGCTTCATTTTACTTACTTTGTCAGTGAAGTCAACACCAGTTAAGTGATCATATTCATGTTGAAATACCCTTGCAGACATACCAGCAAATTGTTTTGTAACCCAATTACCAAAGGGATCTTGAAAACGAACACGGATAGAAGCTGGACGATTGATTTTTAAGAGCAACCCTGGAAATGATAAACAGCCCTCGTCCATTAAAACACTATTAGGACTAGCGAATGTAATTGTTGGATTGAAAACTGCGAATGCAGGCTCACCTTCTGTAACAAACATTCTAAAAGGATAACCAATTTGATTAGCTGCTAAACCAACACCACCATTCTCTCTCATAAATTTAACCATCTCCATTGATAATTTTTCTGAATCGATAGGAGGATTATTAAAATCAAATGACTGACATTCATCCCATAACAAATCATCATCTAAAGATACCTTTAGATCTGTTTCTTGTATTTGTATTCCACCTTCAATAAGCGCCCCTTGGTTACTACCTCTAATAGATACATCAAGTTCTAAATTTTCATTTTCATCATTCATGCTGCTATCCGACTAAAGTTTTGATGTTTTTCAAATTTAATTACATTTGTAAATTGATCAATTAATTGATCTGTCTTATGACTAATTATAAAGATGTTTGTGTCTGAAGTCAAGTCATTTATTATTTTTATGAACTCCTCTGTACCAGAAGAATCCAAACTACTATCAAACACCTCATCCATAATTAGCAAATTAGTACTTGCACTATTTTTTAACTTAGCAATTGCTCTCCATGTAAACAATAACGCAAGATCAATTCTCATTTTCTCCCCTTCACTAAATGAACCATAACTAAACTCATCTCTAAACCTAGACTTAATAATTTCATTAAAATTTTCATCGAGCTCAAATTGCACAAAGAAGTCCATTGCTGCCAAGTACTTATTAATTAATTTATTCATTACTGGAACATATTGCTTAATAATCCTAGATTTTATTCCCGTGTCCTTTAATAATTTTGTAGCAATATTAAATATCTCTTGATCGTCTACTAGTACTTGTTTATTCTTATCTTTACTAAGTTCTTGTTCTTTTAATTCAATAATTTTTTCTTTTTCTTCATCAATATTTTGTTGGTTTGTCTTATCAATATCTTTTTGAAGAGAGTCTATTACAGAATCGTTTGCATTCATTTCAGATCGTAACTGATTAATTATCTGATTAATTGAATCGATTTTTTTCCATACTTCTATAGTATGATTGACAGCCCCTTGCAATTCAATTATTTCTATTTCTAATTGACTCGTGCCAGCATGACAATCATTTATACTCATTTGCTTATTCTGTATTGCGTCTGCTTTAAACTTTCTATCAATAATTTGACTACACGTAGGACAATCATCATGCGTATCAAAAAATAATAGTTCTTTCTTTAATCGCTTAACCTTATCTTCAATTTTACTTTCTAGATTAGTAAGCTGATTTAATTTACTCTTTAGTTTTTCTTCGTCTTCTATTTCTTTACGCAATGCAAAAAGACGTTCTTCTTCTCTATCTAAACCAATAGTTAATTGATTACTAGATTTTTCTAAATTAGATATTTGTTTTTTCTTATCCTGTATGGCTTCATCTTGTTGTTCAATAATCTTTTCAATATAACTCTGTTGTATTCTAATTCTCTCTTCAATTAATACCATTTCATTATTAACGCTATCTATTGATTGTTTATTTTCTTGTACTTTATCTTTTAACAGTACACCCATAATTGAAAATATACCAATGTCAAGTAAGTCTTCAATAACTTCCTTACGGTGATTGGAAGACAATTGCATGAATGGAATAAACGAACTACTTCCAAGAACAACTACTTGAGAAAATGATTTATGAGTAAGTTTCAGAATATTCTTTTCTAATATTTCTTGATAATCCCGTGCATGAGCTTCTTGATTTAACAATTCATCATTCTGATACACTTCAAAAAATCTAGGTTTTAATCCTCTGCATACTTTATATGAATTTTTACCAACGTTGAATTCAACTTCAGCAACCATGTGATTATTATTAACACTATTAACTAATTGATTAATATTAACCTTGCGAAATGATTTACCATACAATCCATAAGAAAGTGCATCAAGAATAGTTGACTTACCAGAGCCATTTTCTCCGACAATCAATGAAGATTTATTTTGATTTAGATCAACCTCAGTCCAATGATTGCCATACGACAAAAAATTTTTCCATCTAATTTTAGTAAAAATTATCATGTTATAGTCAATGCTTCATCATATAAATTTCGCATTACAGTTTTTAACTTCTCCTTATTTGCACTAAGTTCTAACCCATCAACATAACTATTAACAATGGTTAAAGTATCTTCTGCTTCATTAATAATATCTTCATCATCATCCAAATCAAGATGTAGATGATCTTCAACAATTTGCAAATTTATTAAATCATTTTTTTCTAATCGATCAACATAAGTATCAAACAAATAAGGGTTAGTTTTGTTTTTAATAATTACCTTTACAAATGTATTGTTATACACACTAAAATCTATACCCATTACATCATCAAACTGTAGGTCCTGATCATCATACCATAGCTTATGAAATAGTTTAAATGGATTAACAACTCGAGTCAACTCTCTTGTTTCTGTATCAAAAACATGAAACCCTCTTTCATCATCATAATCCATCCACGTCATTTCATACGGAGCTCCTAGGTAATGAATGTTTTGTTCTGTTGATTTATGATGATAATGTCCAGAACATACTACATCAAATTTATTAAATAATTTATAATCCATCCCTTCATGTTGGATGTGTCCCTTATTCATTTGGAACCCTTTTAATTCAAGATGAGACATTACCACTTGAGCATTTGTTTTTTCCATCATCTCAAATGTCTGTTGTTGATTACCCAAACATATCCACGGAAGCATAAGAATCTCACATCCGGGAAATTGTTTTTGGTGTGGTGTGTTATATTCCCAGATGTTATTATATTCCTGACACAATAGATAAATTGAGTTCAAGTCATTAGTATTTTTATATACCGTATCGTGATTACCAATTAGTATATGAGTTCGAATGTTATTTCTAGCCAATGGATCAAAGAACATTGCTTTCGCAGCTTTTAAAGAAGTAAACGAAATGTACTTTCGACGATCGAACGTATCGCCAAGATCAATAACTTCTTTAATGTTATGTTCTTTTAAATATGGAAAGAATATCTCATCATAAAATTTCTTTTGGTATCCCGCAACTTTTAAATTATCATTACGTGCCCCAAAATGTAAATCAGTCACTAACGCTATTTTCATATATCACTTCTCTTTATAAAATACTTCTACACCTCTAGGCGGTGTTTCTTTTTTACGTTTCTTTTCTCTCTTCTCAAAATTTACTACAAACTCTTTCATATATTCAGTTGGCTCATTAACACTGTTACCAACTGTCGTTATACTACCATCTATCGGATCTGTAAATCCATCAAACAACTGAGAATTTTCTATCGACTTGTGTTTAATATATAATTGTTTCTTTTCTTTTTGAATCCTTCGCAAGAATGCATAGTAAATTATTTGAGTAAAATAAGCAAATGGATTTTGTGATTTTTTTGGGTCAAAATTATTAATATAATTAATACAATTCTCTATTCCATCACTTACCATCTCTTCTCGAAATGTATAGTTTATAAAATTTGGTTTCGTTGAAAGCCTATTGGCTATCTTTAATAAACATGCTCCTACATAATTAGGTATTACAGGAGGCAGATCTCCAGTTTCTTCAGCTTCACCTACTGCTTGTTTATACCCCACCATCACTTTATAAAGTGTTTTATTATCTACATAATGAGCCATATCAATGTACCGTATTAGATGACGATCGATCTAAGTACAGAGGATTAATATCATCTTCATCTAAATCAAATTCCTCTGCTTCCATCTCGCTTTGACGACGTTCCATTATTTGTTTTTTAAATTCTTGTTCAGCTTGTTCAAGCATTTCACCTAAGTTCTCATCTACTTCATTATGTGATGAGTGTTTTAAAAATAATTCATAATGTCTTATTGTATTTTTTGATACGTCTTGTGCAAAAGTTAGCACGTGGCTTTTTTGAATAACAACTTTAGGACTATCATTAAACAACATCCAATATGAACATCTAATCATTTCATTTCCAATAGGACTAAGAAGCCTATGAATTTGTACAGGATCAGTCACCGTAATATCGTGCTTAGACGAATCAATTACCTTAGCAATAACTTCTTCCCCATTGACTAATTTAATTACTGCATAGTCCGCCTTAACTGTATGTTGATATATCATCGTACCTCCTACTCCTTGAGATCCACTTGGTA